AAAACTAACCGAAAAGGTTTAATCCTTACGATTGAAAAAATCGGTTATTTTTTTCTAAAAATAGCATAACTATTTGATAATTAAGAAATAACGAGAAAATAAAACCAACTTAGTCGGCGAAAAATCGGTGAAGGTATAGAGGACTGCACATGTAGGCGACATTATTGTTTTGTTTGATTATAGTAATACAATAATACAAAAAAGACAGATTCATGAAATATATCTTCGAATGATGCGTTATATATATAATAAGGTATAATAATATTAACTAGGGCATTTCACGAAGAAAATTAGAGAAATGACCAAAAAAAATTATGTTTGTAAAAACAAAGAGAACATCCAAGAGATTATAGGATGGACTACCCCAAAGCTGCATCAGGCCTCCGAATGCTATGTCGCCTTCAAAGCTTTCGATCCTTGTTATGGAAAATTGCGACTAAAGAAGATTATGCTCGGACATATCAAGGGCAAACGGAATCAGAGGGTATACGGTGAAGCTCTCATTAAGCGCATTACCCAGAAACTTCTTGAAGGATGGAATCCATGGATAGAGGAATCTAACCGAGAAGAGTATTCCTTATTCGCTGATGTTTGCGACAAATACAGAGTATATCTAGCGAAAATGGTAAAAGAAGGCGGACTGAAGCCTGGCACTCGGCGCAACTATGAGGGCAAATTAGACTTTCTGCAAAAGTGGTTAAACGGCGACGAACATATTACTTATATATATCAGTTCAATAAAACTCTAATCAGTAAGTTCCTAGATTATGTGCTGGTCGGGCGAAATAATGCTCTAAGAACTAGAAATAATTATATCGGCTGGCTAAAGTCCTTCTCCAGCTATCTTGTTGAACGAGGGTATGTTCAGAAAAATCCGACTGACGGCATTAATGTAACGACGAAACTGCAGCATAAAAATCGAGACGTTATACCTAACGATGTTCTGCGGCAGCTTAAATCTTACCTTGAGAAAGAAAACAAACACTTCCTGCTTGCATGCTATTTTCTCCACTATCTGTTCGTTCGCCCTGGAGAAATGTGCAGCCTACGAATCAGAGATGTATCAGCAAAGAAAAAGACGCTCTCTCTTTACGGCGCTAACACTAAAAATGGTAGAGACGCCGTGGTTACCATCCCGAACCATGTTATCGAGCTGATGAAAGAGTTAGGTATATTCTCAAGACCTCAGAATTATTATATTTTCGGTAATAATTTTCGACCAGGACTAGAAGCACTGAAGGCTAGAACTTTCTCGCTATATTGGGATAAAAACGTCAGGAAAGCATTAAAGCTAAACGCATCATATAAGTTCTACAGCCTGAAGGATACTGGTATAACTAATATGATAAAATCCAAAACAGATCTGCTGTCTGTTAGAGATCAGGCGAGACATTCATCTGTCGATATTACCAATATATACACGCCGCAAGGCTGCAAAGAAGCAAACAGCGCACTTATCGACTATGAAGGCGTATTTTAATATAATGATTGTAGGAGATTTCTCCCTCCTACAATCATACTTTCCTACAAATCGCGCGGATAGCACTCTACATGTATGCGCCCATCAATGATGTACATCTCAAGTTCGTAACCTTCGTCGAGCATTTTTGAAATTTCATTTTCCGTTGGAATATCATATGATGTAAAAACATCAAAGAAACCTGCTACCTCAGCCCGATCTCGTATTATGATACGTTTAGAGTTCTCTTGCAAGAACTTCTTGGGCTATCTGCTTAGCTTGTATTCTCCAGGCCTGATAAGCATCAAACTCTGCTTCGTGGCCCTTATCTCCATCTCCTCGATTGGCCAAGATTGCCTCTACCTGATTCTGGCTGTATTTGGTTCGTACCAAACCTGCCGTGAAATCACCGTAAGTAGCAGACTTTGCCTTAATCTTGGTAGAACCATCGGCTTCATCACCTTCGTAACTGAAGGCGGTTTTACCCGAATCTGAAGCTTCAGATTTTGTATCTGAAGTACCGGAAGTCTCGGGATGATAGTTTTCTACTTTCTGCTCACCAATGTAAAGCAGGAAATGGTCATCGTCAAATCTGACGTAACTTTTGCGAGATAAATATACCTTTTTCATCGTTAAGTAAATTTATAAAACTTCTTTTTAAACTTGTTGTGCAGTTCTGCGACAACGGTGGAGAATGGAAGTTCATCACGACAGAAGTCATTTAGGGCTTGATCTATGAGAATCTTGGAACCTGTATATAGATAGTGCTCTACAGTTTGCCAGACCTCGCTCTCTCCTTCAAAATGGTCGATGATACGATAGCGCTGTGAGAGACGTTTCTTAGGCATCTCTTTGCTGACCAAATGAGTGCTGCCATCGGCAGCGGTCTCTTCTACCTGTACGACCTCTTTTTCTATGACAGAGTCGTCAACCTTGTAATCAATCACTTGGATGAGGAATTTGTTCTCATCCTGTCCCTCATGGCAGATAATGTCCTCAATGGACTGCTGCTGTGATTTTTGCATTCCCTCGAAAGGCACACGAGATTTGCGAGCCTTAACGAGTTTTCCGAATCTTTCCATACCGATTTTTTTATATAAGTTTTTTGAATTGGCGTGAATTCCTAACCCAAGGCGTGAAGCTGCCTTGAGCTCTATTTGTCTTTGTGTAAACCCATGTTTGCGAAGATTAGCCACCTGCTTGCAGAGATCATGCTTAAACCGTTTTCGCAAGAGTGCATGGTCGGCATAGATGACCTGTCCACAAAAATCTATACCATCGCAAGTTCGATGGATTCCCCACGACTTGTTTATTGAGAGATGCCAATCACGAGCTAGGTGCATGACAGCTAACTCCGCCATCAGACGCAGGAAAACTTTATCTTCATGGAGAATATAGATGTTATCCATGAAACGATAATAATGATGGAGCCCATGACGGCAGAACTTTTCGAAACGCTCATTAAGAAAGCTGATCCCCCCACATAGTAGTTGAGCCTGTTGCTGAGTGCGACAGGTAACAAGCATGTCGCTCACATAGCGAGCTTGCCAATAGTGGAATTTTTCAGGGTCGTCGATGATATCGAAGCATCTGAGTGCCAGATAGTCGAACCGGGCGAGAAAGAGCTGACCCAGTAGCTGGGCTAGTTTTACTCCAAGTACGATTCCTGGGTTGAACGAGTCAACTACCTCATCTATAAAGGAGAGGAGTTTTCTGTCTTTAATCTTGCGGCGATATTCACTCTTGAGCAAGTTGTGATCTATACACTGAAAATAGTGGTGAATATCCATAGGAAGGCAATAAAATGTATCTTGCTGTGGAGAGTTGAATATATCTCTCTTGACAAGATTGTAGAAATAGTGAGTGCCCTTGCCCTTAGAACCTGCTGGGCAATGGTAGTAGATGGTGTTACGTATATCATCCTCTACAGGATTGAGGGCTGCGTGTTGCATGACATGATCTATGACTGGCAACTTGTTAAGCTGGCGATGCTTCGGGTATTCTATATCCTTAGATACATACCCTGATGTATGCCAAGTCTGGGCTGCATATGCTTCAAGCATACGCTCTATGTTATGATCTAGATTGGCATCAAATTTCTGCACACCCCTGCGAGACATCTTTTGTCGGGCATAATTATAGAAAGCCCGACGAAAGTTGTCATTTGTCTCGACTTGTGGAGAAACGTTACCAAATCTTTTCATAAACGGTGTAATGTCTGTGTAATTGTGTGAAACTGTGTAATGTCTGTTGTCTGCTATTTTTTTATCCTATAACCTTCGACCGGATGACCCTATTGTCATCATCTACCAGCTAGATGAACTATGTGTATGTTTCGCCATGGGGCGAGGTCTGACCCTGTTGTCTCGAACGGAGAGCAAACACCCCGTATTGAGATATGTTAAAGTTGAGAGCGGCGCCGTAGTTCACGTTGGCATTCGAGACATCATTGTTATCGTTGAGCGTCGAAAGACCGCATTGACCACCATTGTTAACACTACCACCACGAAGGCAGAGACGGAAACCAGCACCTAGGGTCACAACCTGGTATTATATTATGAATACCGCTGCAAAGATACTAAAAATAATCGGTATGGAAGTATGTCAAAGAACTTTTTTCTAAAATTTTTTATCGCCGATCGCCAAAGGCGGTTATTGAAGCGAGCAGAGCTCGCTGGGTGCTTCGGCTTCGCCGTGTGTACTCAGGTCTCTTATGTACACCCAGTAATCTTATGTACACCCAGCAAACTCATGAAATCTTTAGGCCGCCACGTACACTGGTTCGACTGGCCACTCCTCTACTGCTTCGCAGAGAGCGGCGCCGCAGTCCACGACGGCATACGAGACATCATTGAAATCGTCGAGCGACGAAAGACCGCATAGACCACCAACGCTAACACCACCACCACGAAGGCAGAGACGGAAACCGCTTGTTGCGCCGGACGTATTCCAATAATAAGCACACCAGTAGGTAGTCTGACTACCGCCGATGGCAGTAGGGAAATTCTCCAGGTTGTCCATGGAGAGCATGGTCGCCCATCCTTCACCTTTTTTGATGGAGGTGCTGTAGGCCTTCATGCCCGTCTCGTTGCCGATTGTCCATGTGCCATAGATAGATGGTGCCACGAGGTGGGTGACTGTCGTATCTTCGTTGACCCTTACGAACTCATCATCCATATGATACCAGAGATGACCGTAAGAGTTTTTAAGACCGAAGAAGGAGTTGACCTTGGCCGCATACCAGGTAGAGCCGTCATCGTTGAGTACATTGACGGTAGTCTCTCCGCAGCTATCGCCCAGGTCGAGACCGGCATCCATCGGGACGAGCGGGCGGCAGCCGTTGTAGCTATTCCACGCACTCCAGTCTTTTTGTGTCACGCCAGGACCAAGACCACCCTGATAGAGTCCGTTTGCATCTCGCTCTGTGTTGACTGCCGCCTGTGCGTAGTGGGTGCCGAAGATAACCCCGAAGAGCGCAGCGGTCACGGCGAAGTGTCGCATCGAGGAACAGAGCCACCCCGTGCCGTTCTTTCTGGCCGCAGCTCGCCAGTACTCTGTGTTTTGGTTGCAGGCTGGCTTGCCGAGGAACGAGCGGTTGGTGTTGTCGAGTGTGGCATCGTTATTGCCACCTCTGTAGTCTGCGCCTGTATTAAGGAAGCTAACGAGGCGACCTGTGCTGCGCTCTAAAGTGGCATGGCCAGAGGCAGAACGTGATCCGATAGGGATTGTGTAGTTATATTCACCTTTGATTGGAGTAAGTCCAACCTTCATATAGAACAAGCGGCCTACGGTCTTGAATACCAGATAGAACTTACGGTTCCATCCCCACTGGTAATGTCCCTCTGATCCGTCTAACTTTGCAGACTCGCCTGTGGCATATTTGTGATGATCTTTGGAGTCGAGTTTTCGGCGGCTATGGTCATTCTTGACCAGGTAGCAACCGAGACCAAGCTGAATTGGCAGCTCTCTCAAGAGCTCAAGCGATCCCACATAGGTTGCTGCCTGAGGGGTTGCGTTGTCTAGATTCCAGACACGCCCGCACCAAAGATTCTGTCCCATATCTACAGCGTCTTTGAGCGACATCTGCTGTGCCGTGCCCGTCTTTCTATCGTAGACCTCAATCTGTTTGTCTGTCGAGGAAGTGTCGGCAGCAGGGAGGTCTGCCACCTGCTGCGCCCCGTCGAAGGCTGCGATGATAGCCTTGACCTTAGCCTCTTCTTCTGATGTTAATGCCATAATTAAACTGTATTTAATTGATTAAACAATGTGATTTAAATGATGCGTAATGATGAGCCCACCTTGCGTAGCTTTCCCGATGCCGACAGGCGAAGGCGTGGCTGGTGTATAGTGATGCTCACCTCTTGCCAAAGCGGTGTGTTGGCTGTGGGGATGACCCAGAACTTGGTCGTGCCCTCGCCCTTGACGATGAGGTTGCCGCTTGGGTCTGCCACCAGCGAGTCGCCCTCGGCACGCTGGAAGAGCACGCTCTGAGGGAGGTAGCTCGGTATGAGTTGGGCTGTGATGCGCTGTGCCACCTTGTTGCGTAGGCTTATCTCCGGGAGATAGGTCAGGTTCATACGCGATGGTGCGATGAAGCCTGTGGCTATCTGACCTGCCAATCCATCCATTTGTGCAATCTTGGCATCGGCTCGTTTGGCGGCAGCATCTGCCTCAGTAGCCTTTGTCTCAGCTAGAGCTGCTTGTGCTGCTGCAGCTGTAGCCTGCTCTTGTGCAGTATTGGCTGCACTCTGAGCGAGATTTGCTGCCTTGTTGGCATCGTCGGCTGCACTCTGTGCCTTGATGGTTGGTGTCTTATCGAGCCATCTGCGCCATTTGGTGTTTGTATCCGAAGGAGTTGTTGTGTTACCATCCTCCAGTGACGCATAGACTCCTGTAGATGTATGAACTATATCCCCTTCATCGTAGCCCCTAACAGTCTGTCCATCCTCTTCATATGAGTAGTCCGACTTCCAGGTACCTTGATCGGTGAAGGCGACATTACCAACAACAATGATATTTGTATTATCTGCCATATATTTATTAAACTTTAATGACTAACTTGTTTCTACGCTTGACAACATGTTCTGCGACATGGCTTCCGTAATCAATCATAAGTAACTTGTTACGATGCTGGCGGAATGACGGATACATAGCGCCGCCTCGAGCAATGACACCCGTATCGGCATATTCATGCTTGGAGAGGTCCCATTGCCACCAGTTTCCGTTGCTTCCCATTTTGGGTGGATGATCGTTCATTTCCTTAGCGAGGTCGGTCTGCGTCTTTGAGTTGGTAATGGCGGCGGAGGTATCCTGCTGTCGCTTGGTTTCTGCCGTCTTGCGTGCCGTCTCGTTATTATTGCGAGTAGTTTCGGCGTTCTGACGTGCGGCTTCGTTGCTATTACGAGTACTTTCAGCCTTCACTCGGTCAGCTTCGCCCTGCGTTACCTTGGTATAAGCCGCGGCAAGAGCTTCCAGGTCTGGGTCTATATCGGTATAGGCTACTACCTGAGACCACGTTTTGCCATTGTCATAGCTCACCTCGATACCCATCGTGCCGCCACGAAACTGAGGGGTCTTTCCCTCGGCTACTACACCGAGATCTTCGCCACCTATCTCCCAATGGCCGTTGCGGTTGATTACTGGCTTAATACCTGCGGTCAGGTAAGCCCTTGCGAACTCGGCAGGTATCTTAACCTGCGAGCCGTTAGCCATGTAGATCCAGAAGAAGTCGGTACTCACCACAAGGCGAGATGCCGTATTCAGCTGGCTGGCTACGTCGTTGATGTTTACTGCTGCCATAATACTATTCTGGTTTTATCTGCTTCATAACTCCCTCGCATGCAGCCGGAGTAAGCAGTTGCTCGGCTACACGACTGATGATTTCCTTCTCGCTATCGTCAATCTCCACCTCGCCCTGCGTTTCGTAGAGTTTATGGGCGAGCACGGAGCAGGCTAATCCCTGCCCGCGCTCATAGATGACGTTAGCTATCTCCTTGCGCATATCCATTACTGCGCATTGTGTCTTACTGAGGTCAGTAAAGACCTCTACTCTTTCCAGATTTATCTTCATATTTTTATATTTTGTTAATGATATATATACTGCAACTGCCAATTATATCCATCCCAGACCAGAATATTAAACTGCCCGACATCATCAGAATAGAACTTATCTGAGGTTGTATGTATCTTGCCGCAGCAATACAGTCTTCTGCCTGAAACAACAGGGTCGAAATATATCCTGCTATTACCCTGTACGACTATCAGCATCTGACCCACCATAGGAGTCTTCGGAAGTTTTACGTCCACCTCGCTGCTGTTAACCATAACCAGGATACCTACTCTATTGTTATCAATAGCAGTCTGTTCTTTCTGCGTCACAGAACCAGTTCGAATCACATTCTGTGCGATACATCCCAGAAGGTTACCGCCAATGCTACGTATGCCGATGCCTTCGTCTGTATCAACATGTAGAGCTGCGTAAGCAGGATTATTCACAGGATTTCTTGCGCTAGCAGAGCTGTTCAGGTTCAATCCGTTACTAATTTTGCGAACTATCATCGTGGCATTAACGACATTAGAAGATCCTGTCTGGCCAGATGAGCGATCTCCATACATATCGCATGTCGTTTGCCAATACTTTGTAAAAGGATTCATTAACGCAGCCTTACCGACGCATACCTCTCCATACCCATTATTATAGTATCCACTCCAGAACGATGATTGCTCCAGTACCGTACCCATATATAGAACATTCTGATAAAAAGTACCAATACTAAGCCCTGCTTCTGTAATATTCAGACCTCCAATAGTTCCTGAAGTTGCATGAATCGTACCGGTAATCTCAACTTCGGTAGACTTAAATTTACCGCCTCTAGTTATAGAAGTAGTAGCCGTGCTGCCTTCAGTACCGCCTATCCAGAACGCATAATCTGCATTATTCTTCACCCATCTAAACGAGCCAAAGATATTGTTACCCTCCATCAGATTGAACTGCTGGCCCTGGGCGAACTTCAATACTGCGTTTTTGGCTACGATGAGTGGTGCATACATCGGACCGGCATCACTCAGTTTCACCCATAGCTTATTGTTGTTAGAGTCAACTGCTGAAGGGTCGAAGGAACTGCCCGTAGCCGTATGCGTAACGTTGCATTGATAGACAGACCAGCCATCGTTAGCATTATTATCCTCGATATATATCAGGTCGATATACTTCTGTTCCAGGGTCAGGGCAGAGTCGTTGTGGTAGGTTGTCCCGCTCTTCCATCCTTCGGAATTTCGGACGATGCAGCCGTTCTTACCCATCTTTCCGGCTTCGGCAAAGTTGGCTACCACAACAGGCTGGCTCCAATCGTCCCGAACAGAGTCAGTACCATGTTTTCCTGTACGAACAGACTCCCAGATGAACCGGTTTGTAGACGATACAGCCAGCCGTTTTGCCGTCCATCCCCCCTGAAGGATACCATTTGTACGGTAAGGCTTAGCTGGCGCCTCCGTATCGTTATTGGTAGCGATATAGGCGCGCTCCATAACGATGGCTTCAGCCTGCATCGGCATCGCCTTGCTCCAGGTTATGTTGCCTACAGCATCTACGGTTCCATCGCTCCGCCACAAACTCTCAGTAAGAGCTATCATCGATTGCCAGGCAAAGAGACCATAGTCACCGTAGCTGTCTGTGCCGCCATCTTTGAAATATCCGATGAAGAAATAATATTCTCCTGCATCAGGCATGGATAATTTGGCAACAAGACTCTGACCGTCGCCGCTTACTACATAGGCATGCTCCGATCTGTTGAGATATTCGCTATCTTCCTTTATCTGCTTGCCCTCGCTATTGATAACCTCAGACGGCAGATAGAGACGAGAGATACATACCAGGTCCAAGTTGGCTTCAGAGTAAGACTTCAGCATCACTCTGAGATAGCTATCCCGGAAATGGTTAACAACCTTAATACGACGTATGCACTTGCCGTTGCCACCAAGAGAGGAAGGAGTCTTATAGAAGGTTTTCTTCTGCTTGATACCATCTAACAGAATTTCACTTTCTTCTGTTCCCCATGAGCTAGTACCGCTGTTGTACCGGTCGATAATTTCATCTGTTGTAATCTTACCACCCAGCACGATGCTCTTACCTCCCGTAGCAGGAGCCGTCTTTGTCCAGCCGCTGCCAATATTATCCTGCGCTTTATTATAGTCGGCAAGCGTTTTTAAGACAGGAAGAACTGATGGTTCTGAAGCTGAAGACTGATAGCCTACGATGAGACCAACGCCATCCTTACCATCCTTACCATTCTCACCATCCTTACCATCCTTAGCTTTATAACCTCCACACGAAAAGTTTATAACTTCGTCCCCATCCGTAAACCATGTGATTTTCATTATCCACAGCCACGGAGTAACATCGTCAAAGGTAATTTGGCTGAAGTCTTTACTGCCATGTTCTCTGAATAATGTCGGACTCTCGTTTATATCAGAACTACCTGCAGCATAATACCAGGTTTCGATACGTGAAATGCTCTTCGGGTAACGATTGAAGAGCTTAGGTTCAGAGAAACTGCCATCCGCTCCTACCTCTCCTGTCTTGTATGCCACATATACATACTGCTTTTCCAGAGTCGGCTCCATCGGATCATCCTGCCATCCCTTAGGCTGCAAGGCGCCCTGCTGACGGTAAGGCCGTGTAATGAAACTCGAATCAGACTGGTCAGAGAGATAATAGATATACTCATATCCATCGCCATCCGCTCCACAGGTGAGTACCGGAACGCTTTCCTTATCCAGTACATTACCGGAAGCATCGTATAAAGCGAACACCACCTGGCGGGCATTACTCTGCACAGATACCTCTGCGCCTATTTTCATGTTGGTATCAGGAGTATCAGCAGTTCCATACTTCAGATGATACCCTGCCGGTAATTCTGTCAGCTTATATCTCTTATCGTCGGATGATGTTGCCCATATATCGCATGAGATACTTTCTGCACTCATATTGCCCTGATTGTCTATAATCACGCTATCGGCAGATGGTATCAGCTCGTAGACTACTGTATCAGACGATTTCAAAATGGTAAGCTCTCGGGTATACTCGTAGCTGGCACCGGCATATTTGCCCACAACCGTGATGTCCAGTTTCGTAACCTGGTCGAGGGTATCGGCGGTAAGATTATCTGCATCGATGGTGATTATCTTTGCCTTGCCGTCAATACTCATCGAAGTCTTCAGCCCTGCTACACTAGAGATACTGAGCTTGGAAATCTCCCAAGGTTCATTGTGATACATAAGGGAAACCTTAGTCTTGATAGGCAAGCCGATATACTTAGCCGTTTTTGTATTCCATGCTACCGATGCACTCTCGTTGCTCAGATCGCACACCATAAAAGGAAGGCTGTCGTGCTGTATACGGATAGGCATCTGCACCGTTTTCGAGGTCTTACCTTCAAGGTCTACGACGATGGTCACCATCGCATCCGACATTTTGCGCATAGCTGCGTAATCGAAATTTGTATCATCTGCAGTTCCGGCAACACCATCCTTGATGTTCCTGATACCCTTGATGAAAACGGTAGAGTTCTTCACCTCTACGTCGCAGTCCTCGCTTACTACATGCAAGCGATAATGGCCTTCTGTCACGTTCTCGCTATGCTCATCTTCCTCAAGCAGAATATCCATACCCTTGCGCACGAAGACGGCCGTAGAGATGCGGTACTGCTTGGTAGCCTTGCCCTCATCCTGAGTATAGAGACCATTAATGACATTACCCATATCATCTACCGTGATGACACTCTGATACTGCGAGAGACTCACATCATAAGCCTTCGCCTCGTTCTTCAGGTCATCGAGCCCAAGAATATCACCGAGATACTCCACGTTGCCGCCGAAGTATACATTATCCTGTACGAAGATACCATTGCCTGAAGGATGGATATACGATCCGTCTCTTCGCTTGATAGCCAGTCCTCCGAGCCATCCGTATCGACATACGCGGTTCTCTGTATATATCTCCCAGTTGCATACACCATCCAGCACCTCGATATAGCTGTTTCCCCTCGAAGAGAAATACATGCTGCTCTGGCGATGATCATCCGTAAAGCTACCATACTGCGCAAAATCCATATAAGCGCAAGGATCCGGAGTCGCCTCCGAGCGTTTACCATATTCGAATATGAACTTACCTTTCTCGTTAGTGATGATTTTTTTCACATAAAAGTAAGTAGTGAAGAAACCTTTATGCAGAACGAAATTGCAATCATCCAACGCGCCTTCGGTATTTTTATCTGAACCATGGGCGTTATCTATATCGGCATAGATACCGCGGCAGATATCTCCCACCTGCAGAGATCCGTAATCATTTCCCTCCAGATGAAGAGAGATGATGTGTTTCCCGGTATCTACACTCTCGATGGTTCCATAGCCGTTGGTATTCCATTGCTCCGCTTTGGTTACAGAGATTTCGTTGAAGACAAACTTAGGAGCAGAGATAAACTGACGGACGAACAGGCTGTTCATCTCTGCGTCACCATTATTATCGATACTTGCGCCAGAACCATAAGCTCCGGAAACGAAATTGTATGTCATGAAGGCATAGAGTTTCGCTAATCCCTCGCCAGTTATCTGGCTCTTTCCGTCTCCAAGCTTCAATCCTTTCAGTAGGGATATCACATCCTCGAAGGTAATCTTACCTTTAGCCGTATCGTCTATATCCTTGCGCAACATCTTCTTTTCGAGCGCGCCTCCAGGAGTGCAGTCGTCTGCCATACCTGCCTTTATTCTGTCGCCCTGGTACAGGATATAACCGTAATCATAAGAAAGTCCGTTCAACACTTCGATATTGAAGTGTTGATGGCCAATACCTCCTCCACCACTATATCGGTCGGTCAGAGTACTTGCAAAGTAGTTAAAGAGAGCGTCTGCAGTAGTAACACCCCATGTTTCCGAATAGGGCTTCTGAACAGGGAAGAGTACCCCTCCACTCAGCAGCTGACGTGGGAACTCAACTAAGCGAGGGGCGATAGTAAAATTTCCGATTTCGGGTAGATGGATATCCATCTGTTTGAAATCGCTGGCATCTGACCTCGTGAGGTTCAGGTACGGACGGGCATCTGAATATTTGTAGGTGAAGGTATAGTTCGAAGGCAGTTCCTTCGCCTCGTAGTTCACATCGCTCTCGGTAACGGTTATCTTACGAAGAGAATTGCCATGGTAAACATACTTACCCAGAGACGGGAAGAAATCGAGCATCCACAGGCGCTCCTTCTTGTCCAGGAAACCGGTGTTCTTCTTAAATTTGCGGGTGGTATCTACGCGATATTCCTCTGAATCTTCCTCTATTTCTGCGACATTGTGGGTATGTTCTGCAGTATTTTCGCTGTTGCCGTAAGCGCGGAAACAGTCTACACCTCCTAGCGAATTCTCGAAGAGGAACCACTCTTCTTCTTCGCTCTTCATGTCGCTGGCATAGTAGCGTTGTACGTAGGTAACCCGCTTCCCATCCTGTTCTACCCAGATATCGTAATAAGATGGCTGGATAGAACCGCCTATCTTCTTGGCGATAATGGCGTATTGCACCGGTACGGTATATACGGTTCCGGCATTCATATGATTCATCAGTACCACTTCCTTCTCTTCGTAGGCGGTTCCATTCCACATGTATGCCTTGCACTTCATCACGCTGGTGGCAGTTGCGTAATAGGTAAGGAATTCCGGAGAATAATAGGTTACCCCCTTCACCTGCGGCTGCCAGGTAAGGAAGTTGTTTTTCAGAAAATTTGTAGCTGAATCTGAGAGTCTGTCCACGCCGGCACGTATCACGGAGAAGGTGAATTCCTTCTTGCTGCCTTCGCTGCCAACCTCGTAAACCGTTGCTACAAAGGATTTCATGATGTTCGGCTGAACATAAGGCTCACTACTGTCCTTCACCTCGAAACTGAGCAGAGGAAGGATGATATCCTTGACGGACAACGTAATTCGGTTCTTATCGTTCGGCGTATAGGTATGCTGAACGATGTTTGTGCTTGAGCCTTGATACCGTAGGGCGAAAACCACATCCGTCTTCGAGCTGCAGTATATCTCGAAGACATTCATGGAGCCTACCATGCTCAGAGCATCTGGATATAATAAAACCTGTATCATCTTAAAATAGCTTTGGTCATATTTGCAAAGTTAAGATAATGCAGGTATATGGCAAAGGACAAAACCCTACGAAATCGGTATGCATTCCAACCAGACGGTCGTACAATGATACACCCATTTACTGTGACGGAACATCGTTGCGTGTCGGGTTTTCTGGCTTACGTATGATTTCTGCAGGCCATACTTCTGGCCAACGTACTCAGCTGAAGGGAGAGGAGGATAGATAATCTTGAATGTGCGGTTCCGGTTATCTCCGGAATTCCAGTAATCACCCTCAGATACCTCTACCGTCTCTTCGAATCCGAGCCACTCATATTTGCAGTTCATCGCCGGCATTACGGCTTCCAGACTCTTCGCCTCGCTAACAGGAGTAGTGAGAGCGATGGTTCTGAGCTCGCTTTCCGTTGGTTCGCTCTTTCCTCCGAGGGTAAACTTCAGCTTGTTGAAGAAGAAACTCACACCTCTGATCACAACCTTTGCGTAAGAAGGAAGGTTCTGCTTCTGCGACTGGGAGAGGAGCAGTTTTACCTTGAGTTCCTGAAGTGAATTTCTGAGCAGGAGATCATACTGCCGGTAAAACTTCTCAAAGATGCCATCCTCGCCATTATATACCAGGGAATAGTCGAACAGTTTCCGGGGTGTAGGATTTCCTGGCCGATGCGTACCAAATTTATCAGAAACTGATACATGAATATCGTATGCCGTCACGGTTCCGCAAGGCATGTCATCGGTTCCCATGTATGGGAAGGCGAGCATGACTGGAGTTGTGACTGCATCTTCGCTGGTTTCTGAGTTGTCTTCCGTTGCCACCTTCATCGAAGAGTTGAGCGTAGCGTAATCTCCGATATACAGCCATCTGCCCATATCTCTCGTGATAGTCTCTCCGTCCGCTTCCTGTTTATACTGCAGCATTCTTACTTCCGGTATCATCTCCGGTATCTCCACGTCTTGCGTATCAATATCATCTTCGCCGGCATCATAACTCTGGGAACACTCCCCTATTTTGGCTTTCACCTTATAGTTGCCGGAAAATCCGTCCTTGTAGAAACAGCCTTCTTCGTTGCTGAAGTAGGCGCCAGAATTATTCGCTATCATATCCTTGATATTGTCATAGCTGTCTTCTGCATCGCTATCTACCTGGTGTTTCGCACGCAGGACCACGCGCTTGTAATCGGATGCAGTCTTATAAGATAAGGTAGGCTCTTCGGTCATCTGACGGGTGAGATCCGCAACTGGAACGCTATCTACCGCATCTCTCAGGAAGATGATATCTGCAGTATGTGTTCCCTCGTCAGACACGAACTCACAAAGAAACTTTTTCCGAAAAACTGAGAGGAAATCTGATACCGACACGTCCGGAAGAAGATCCTCGATGCGGATATGTCCGTTCACCATCACGTCTATCACATTATTAAGCAACACCATCTTGTTGAATGGTTCCGTCTTGGTAAAGAAATTCTCCTTGAGGTCATAACCGAAGTATTTAAAAACACGCTTGAGAACGTAGTTGGCACGGATGAACGGGGATATATAATAGCCCTTATCCAGACTGATTGGTATCTCGTTTACATATTCCGTATCTGGATATGCGTTCCAGAAGGTATTGAACCACATGTTGCAGAGAACTAATCCTTGTTCTTCCGGGGCAGTCACATACTCGTAGCCGCCACCTTCCTTGTATCTCCAGTACTTGGCATTAGGAAGTTTAGTTCTCATGCCCAGCTTGTTCAGTATCTTATAGGTATATCCCTTATCCATGCCAGAATCGTCGGTAAGCAGAACCGGGAAGATATCATAGTTCTCGTTCTCGCCTCCTACGAGAGATCTGCAGAACTTGATGCACTCATCTACGGTTGTGCACCCCGGTATCATCTCGTCCTTGAAGATGCTCTTCAGCTTTACATTCTGTATCTTCGAGTAGAAGGATCCGTCGTTGATATAGAATGAAGAGGAGATGTTTCCCTTGTGCTGTGCCGAGAGAACAATCTGCCTACATTGGGCGAAATACTCGCCGTCTTCGATGCTTACGTTCGCAGCCACCATCTTATCCCTCATACCGAAGGTATCGGGATAGTTCAGTATCATGCGGTTGTAATCGCTTGCCGGAATATCCAGCGGGGAGGTCGTTTCCCCGTAATCGTTGAAGAACGGGTTGGTACGTTCTACCTCCAGCTTGGCGTTTTCGCCAAGCTGGTAGGCCTTTCCTTTATCCAGATTTGTTATTTTCATGTTCAGAAGATTTTATTTTTTAGCAAATTTTCTCGCCTGGTTTCGCAGTTCCTGTTTGGCGTCCAGATCCGAGAGTGATACAAACGAGCGGATTCCGTCTCTCTTGAGCTCTCTGAGCAGTTCCAGGAGCTCGTCATTATTGCGTCCCGACGTAGCATTTCCTGCATCGCGATGCGCAGATTCCTGCGTCCGGACGTAAAAATCTGCCCATCCCGGAGCGATTTCCTGACTGATCCGGGCAGACTGGCGGGCGATGCTTCCACCCAGCGCCCTGCCCTGCATGGCCATCAGATACTTGCTCATATCGAAGGTTCTTATCTGTCCGGCTCTCTGTGCTGCATCCATCAGGTTGATGAGCGGAGCGATGGTAGGGTTCTCCAGGGCTGCATTCGATGCCACCCACTCCTTACTCCTGCCTCTAGGCCCCTCGCCTACGATGACGGTAGGATGATCTACGTACCCGCGCTTACCTGGTGCATACTCGGCGTTGAAGTGTTTTCCATCCTGTTCGCGCTCTACATCGATACGTCCACCACTCTCTCGTCCGCTTGCCACACGGGAACCTACAGAAGAGGATCCACTAGCTGATCCGTTGAGGGTCATACGCTTTACCTTCTGTCGCTCAGCATTTGCCACAACCAACTGAGCAGCACCGGTCACACCCATCAGGGCTGCGGCAACACTTCCGGCGATTGGACCCATCTCGCTGTATGCCTTCATAATAGATACTGCAGTATTAGAAATAATCTGAGCTACCTGCATGGCGAAGTTTACATCAGCATACTTTTTCTGTATCTTCAGTTTCTCGTTGGCTTTTTTCTTCTCCAGTTTCTCCTGGAGTGCCGTATTACCCTCGGCTGCCTTGATTTCTGCATCATACTTGGCGTCTACGTTCGCCATCTCGGCATTCTGCAGCGAAGTCACGGCATTACTGAAGAGGTTTGTATAGTACTGAGCCTGCTTCATGAAGGAATCTCTCTTCAGCTGCTGCACTTTCTCCTCATATTCCTGCTGGGTGATATACTGATTATCGAGTGCCTGCTTCAGTTGCTGCAGTTGCCGGTCGTATTCGCTCTGCTGGTCAAAACCGAGAGCCTGCCTTGCCTGCTTCTTTTTGTCATCCTGTTCGTCAAGCAGTTTTTTTTGTTTCGTAACATACTCCTTCTCTATCTGAGTCTGTATATCCTTATATGCCTTCTCCAGCTGGGCAGTATCTTCCCCGTTCTGCTTGGCCATATTGAGCGCAGCCTGATAATATCCCTTCAGAACTTCCAGTTTCTGGTCGCGTTGCTGCTCCAGGGTCAGTTCCTGCTGCGTCTCCCCTTGCTCCATCACCTTTGCCAGGGCATCCTGGTAAGCCTGTTCTACTGCAACCTGCTGGTCGAAATGAGCCTGTTCTGCAGCCCGGAGGTTCGCCTGCTGTTTATCCTGGAGCGCTTTCTTCTTTGCGCCATCAGCAATTCCGATATTCTGCGACTGCTCGCTATACGAGGTTTCGATGGCGAGGATGTTGGCGGTATGCTGGGTCTTCAGAGCCTGCATGGCGAGATCGTACTTCTCTTGAGACACCTTCTTCCGAGCGAGAGCCATGTTCCAGTTGTTCACATCCTGCTGGTAATCCTGATTGGCTGCATCGATATCTGCCTGTCGGTTTTCAGAAAATCTCTTCGATGCGATATCATCGGGGTCAGGCTGTGTAGTGGTAGTATTTACGGTTCCGGTATGACCACCGCCACCTTTTCCACCACCACCACCTCCGATGCCGCTGCCCGGAACTTCCGGCTCTGACGACTCCTTCACGGTCTGATTCATGATACCCTTTCCGAAAGCGCCTGTAATGGCATTAATCTGTGCATCGAGTTGTTTGATGCTATTCGATATCGAATTGACCTGCGACTGGAAGTGACCGACTGCATCGCTCTGTGTGTTACCTACCGCGCCCCAGGATGTGGTATAAGAAACACCCTGTGCTGATTTTGCGCCGGAAAGGTTCTTCTTTGCGCCGGCAAGTTTAACCTCCAGCTCAGCACGCTGCTCGGCAAGACTCTGTATCTGCTTCTTAGCGCCCTGTACCTCATAGAGTTTCACCAGATTGTTGATGTAAGCCTTCAGAGCCTTATCCGATGCTCTGAACTTCTTTGTAGTCTTGTCGATGGTAGCATTATATTGAGGAACTATCTTGTTGAGAGCGTCCACGGCCTTGTATCTTTCGTCCATGGATAGTTTTTCATCTTTCGCTACCTTTATCAGGTTCTCCAGTTTCAGTTTTTCCTCCACAACCTGTTTTTGTGCCTCTGCCCTGATATTGTTGAGTGCCTTCTGTGCCAGCGTTGACGCATCGGCTGCCTTCTTCATATCCCAGAGCTTCATGGCGAGGAGAGCTACTCCTGCAGCAATCAGGCCGAAGACGCTTGCCTTCATGGTGGCGTTCATCGATACCCAGGCTGCCTTTGCCTGGGTAACCCTACCTGTAAGGAGGAGGAAGCCTGCCTGCAGCAGTTTCATGAGTCCGGTTCCGGTAGCACAGATTACGTTCCATGCCTGCTGCGCTGCAGCAGCACCCTTGGTTACGACGATATTCGTCTTGATGGCGTTACTGGTGGCAATCGCTACAACCGTGAAGGCTGTGAGCAGAATGCCGAGCGTCTTCACCACACCCTGATGCTTTACGCACCAGGAAATGAGACTGATGGTGTTCAGCTGCATATCTGCATAGGCATCATCCCATTGTTCCTTGAGCGGGAGGATTTCGTCTCCCAGAGCCTTCTGGGCGTTCTGCAGTTCTACCGTCTTCTGGGCTGCCCGGTCGGCTGCGCTGATATAGGTCTCTCCTGCCGCAGCCAGCTGGGTATCTACAATCTCTGCCACAGCCTTCATGAAGTCGCCCGTCTCCTTGGTCTTCTCCGAGATTTCTGCTGCAGAGATTCCCAGGTTATCGAGGATTAACGGAGACTTGCGGCCGAGACCGGTCACGATGCTGTCGGTCATGTAATCTACCGACTGCCCCGTCTGCTGGGCTTTCAGCTGTGCAAACTCCAGATACTTGCCCAGATCTTCCAGCGGAATGCGGAAATCGTTAGCCTTTACGGCAGCCGTCATCAGCTGCACATCGTTTACGGTTCCCTTGGTTGCCTTACGAAGATTCTCCAAGAGGTCAGGCTGATCCATATCCTTGAAAGCCTTGGTCACACCATCGGCGGTTTCTGCCATCTCCAAGCCACCATCAATAAGTTCCTTGACGGAATCTTTGAAACCTTGTGCGTAACTACCAAAGAGTTCTGCTGCCTTGGTCATCATGTTACCATATAGCATTCCGTTAGCTTGGTCGCTAGCCGCAAGTTCACCAAAACTTTTAGCGTTCTGTTTCAATTCAGCCATTCTACTGCTTACCTCTTGCAACTTTTGTTCCAATATACCATAAAGTTCTGGGTTGAGCGTTTTTGAGGTGTTTTCAAATTCCTTCTGCAAACTTTTCTGCTGCTTCTTCAATTGACTAATAGTCATATCAAGCACATTGAGTTTACTGGTCTGCTCGCCTATCTGAGAGGTAAGGTTGCGAATTTCCTTACCAGTCTCGGTATATTGCTTCTTGAGGTTCTTGTAGGTATCAGTCTCTTTCTTGCCAGCTGCCTCCAGCTGAATCATCTGGCTGAGTCGTGCCTTGTTCTCGGAGCGCAGCTTCTTGCTCTGCTGCTCCAGTCGGTATATTTCCTTTTGGGCTGCTGCCGTCTTCACATCGACGGTATAGCGAATTTCGTCTTCCGTTAAATGTTTACTTGCCATAACTTATGATTTTTGAGGGTTGAGTGACTTTTCCAGTTCCTGACGGATGCCTTGGCGTATCTCATCCGTGAAGCCATAACGGAGCTTAGGGAACGTCTCGTGATAGAGCACGCCCCATACCACACGGTTGTAGAGTGCAAGGTTCCTGCGCTTGAACTTGCTGATGCGGTCGTTGCGCTGGCGGTATTGCATATCGAGGAAACGGAGATAAGGAAGGATTCGCACAAAGATGGTGCGGTTTTCGCCCGATATCTGGCTGTCGAACGAGTGAGCGGAAAGCGTGGTGAGCAATCTGCCGGTACGGCGCTTATAATGATTGCGCACCACGTTCTCCTGTGTGGAGTATATCTTCAGGATGCCTTCTTGAAGAGTCTCGTGAACAAATTTCTTTTTAACAAGACTGTCTGTTACCATATTCTTTATACATTACTAATTAGCAATGCAAATATAATAACAGGCGAGCATATGGCAAAGGACTAGTACCTGAAGAACTTTACGTATATAAGTATTCCAAACAAAGGAGTAAATATGGTACATAAAGTCAGATAAACAAGCCATTTTGCAAACATCCTCGAGCCGACAACAAACGGTCCAAGAACAAGCGCAATCACGAACGACACGAACTGCACGAAGCCAAAGAAAGTATCTAACATAATCTATATATTTTAATGTGTTACTAATTCTCGGGTGCAAAGATACACCACTTTTTCTGAAAAACCAAATTTATGCTCCAGAAAAAATGGCCACCCTCACGGGCAGCCATCCTTAATTAGAGAACTGACTAAATTTAAATATTTGTCACTTATTACATGATAGACTAGAAAACTATTTTCTATTTCCCTGAGAGCATTTTGCCCAGCTTCTCGTGCATCTCCTTGAGCTGTTCATCGGTAATGCCCGAGATATACATGCCGTTCAGGCTGAGCATGTGTTCACGTGCCGGCTTGCCGGCAACCATCACTTCGCACTCCTCGAAGATAGGGTGCTTTCTTTCTTCCTCCACGTTGACTGCAACATTAGCTGCAGCATTTTTATTCTGATTTTCCATAATCTGCTTAATTAAATTATTTGTTACTATCGTTATTATTCTACCCCTCCATCTTTAGGCTTTGGTCGGCACCATCCTTCCGGGTACATCTGTTGAGAGTCTTCGGCAAGATTTGCCCCCCCAGAATTGCGGTAAGCCTCGAAAATCTTGTGGCGCTCGTTCTGAAGTTGCAGGTTTTTCAGAGAATGCTCGCTTTTCAGTTTAGCATACTTCTCGTTGAATTCCTTGTTCGCCCGGCTGAGGGTTTCGCGGATGTTGCACTCAGTCTTCTCAAACATCTCCTGCTGCCGGTTGACATGAATCTTGTATTCCAGCTTTTCCGTCTGAAGCTTACGGTTAGAGACCGAACAGAAGGTCTTCTGATCGTCAAGGTCCTGCTGAAGTTCTGCGCGCTTATGCTCATACTCCTCACGTTCCTTATTGATAGCCTCGGTGTTCTTTACTAGCTGAGCATGGAATATCTCAGTTGCCATTATCTCTTTAGCAGTTTCTACTGCTCCGTCTAATACGGTCTTGATATCTTTTTCGTTACTCATTTTAATTTGAATTTAATTGTTCTCATAATTCTTTTGTGTTAAAATTCTCACGGTGCAAAGGTACGAAATCTTTGCTGTACGTCAAAGGACAAACATATGAGTGATGTTTGGCTATTTTTCACTCATTTCTTCTACCGGCCGCCAATATACCGCGAAGGTGTTGCACTTCATGAAGCAGTCGGCATCGCTATCCTTGGTCCAGATGAAAGGAATGCCGCCATCATAGCGCATTCCGTCTGCGAGCATTACGCTCTCGTGGTGGTCATCGGGCGTGCGCGGATCATGGAACCTTACCCTGGCTCCCTTCTTGAAACCGTCTGCCACCTTCAGAAACGCTCTCGACTTGAAGATATACATCCTGTTCTTGAATATCTTGAACTGAAGCAGTCCGCTATGCGTCATGTGGCATACCTGCTTGCTCAGCTCCAAACCATCCTTGTGAGAGATAGAATTGCAGTCTGCGAAACCTACACGGGTAATCGTAGTGTCGGGATAGAACATCTTGTATTCGGCAAGACGCTCCATAACATCTCCTATTACATCAATCTTTGCCATAGCTACATCACCTCCCCTCCCATAAGAAAGCCACCTAATACAGCTGCTGCCATGAAGGCTGCGAAACCTGCCATGGTCATAGCTACTTCGCCATACGTAACCTTCTCCTCACAAAGGTAGGAGAAGGTCTCGCTCTTGGTCTTGGCGAGCTTCCTGATTTCACACTTGAGGGCCTTCATGCCCTCCTCTACGCTGATGCCTGCAGGGCGCACCTGAGCATCACTAATTAAAATAGAATTCTGCATATTGCATCGTCTTTTAACCATAAACAGCCGATTGTACAAAAGGGTGGCGGCTGCATTCCCCGTTGGTTAAAAGACGATGACTTAATCCAGAAGGACTTATCAAATCTTACGGTTCATGCAGCCGCCATTTATTGTGAGAATTATTTCTCCAGTTAGGAAAAATATTTTTCCCCATTAGGCATAAAAAAAGCCTGCGGCCAGAAGCCATAGGCGAAACGGTCGCCCTGCCGGATAGTCTACTATCGTCTTTTAACCATCGGCAAAGGTAAGAAGAAAATCCGGAACCGCCAAATAAAAATCGGGAAATTTTATCACGATGAGAATAATTAACACTTAAATATGCTGTAGAGCATAAAAATGAGGGGTTTGGGGAATGAAAAAGCCCCGATGCGAGATGCATCGGGGCTGATATGTTATTGTTCGCCTTTCTGATAAATCGGCGGAATCTTATTCAATACGAATACCACAGCAAGACCGATAACGGTGGTTACGCCTATAATGCCGGCCACGGTATCATGGCCATTCATGGCAAGGCTATAGGATATAAACCCGAAGAAGAGGATGAGTATGGTGGCAAGAACCTGCCCCAGCGTGCTCTGGAAAAACTTCTTCTTCACAATGGTCTTCTCCATATCGATGCGATGATCTACCTGCTTCTCGGTCATCGACATGATGCGGTCGGTGGAACCCTTCAGCGTCTGCTCGTATGCCTTGAAATCTTCAGGCGAAGGAAGAGGTCCGCTGTACGACCGCTCCTCAATGGCGAGCATCGTAGAAACAATCACCTTCCGCTTGTCTTCAGGAAGCTCCTCCAGGATATCGTTGATATTGGCAGGAATCATCTCCCCGCTACATTCTTTCTTATCTGACATAAGCCGACTTCTGCTTTAAGTTCATAACCTTTCTCATATCATTACCGATGGCCTCCCAGTCCTTTCTTAAATCAGAAGCGTTATCGCCCCTCAGATAATCGTTGAACAGGCTGTTGTCTCCGCCCAGTCTTCCCAGGCTAATCAACCCTTCCAGTAAATTATTAAGTATTCTCATATCTTCCTTATTTTTGAGTGTCCACGTTCTGTTACTAATTCTCACGGTGCAAATATACTATTATTTTCTGAACAGAACAAACGAAAGCGGGTATTTAACACAAAAAACTTGAAAATGGGAATGAAAAGCCCCGATGCGCTGCTGCACCGGGGCTGATGCGCCACAAGGCTATGGCGACTTCTGTCTTATGGGGAACGATGACCCCAGCCTCATTATATTCTGTCCGCAGCCGCACGCAAGCGATTGGAAACATCGCAAAGTGCTCCACGGAGCATAACCTTCTCTTCTTCGGTGAAACCGCCTACACCACCATTTCCGTCAATACCATCGAGCTTATGATAAAGCCATGATGCCGATTTACCGAAATAGGTATGTGCTATCTCGCGCCATGATACCGTCATCTGGATATCCTGTATGCGCTGCTTTACTGTGCTGTCCTTAGCCTGCTTCATTGTTATTTCCATAATCTTATGCTTTTTAATGCCCTCCCCGAAGGGAGGGGTTCTGTTAATACTTGGTGTAATACTCTGGTGGCTCAATCATCTCATCAAACAGCTGCTGAGCGTACCATAATAACTGTGGGTTACCTCTAGGGTATGACTTCCGGAAATTTCTGATAGCTTCTATCAGTTCTTCCTCTTTTTCTGTTACTAAAATCTTCTTCATATCGTTTTATTTTAAGACAATGCAAAGATACTACTATTTTTCGTAGTAGCCAAATATTTTATACGAAAAATCGTAGTATTAACTATGTTTAAGCTTTCTGTATGTGAAAAGGTAGAAAATGAGCGGGAAAAAGTGTATCTTTGCAGGAAAGAAATGTTTCACCTATTAATATATATATAAGGTATGGAAAAGATAATAACCGGCAAGGTTCGCAAGAACCTGAGCGAGCACACAGCCCGCATCATCCTGGAGCGCTCAGACAGAATGGCAAGCAGCACGCTGGAGCAGCTCCGCAAGTCTACCGACCGCGCCTACACCATGACCGGGTTTCTGCTCACGGTGTTCATCGCCCTCACGGCATTCGTATTCTCCAGCCCATCTTTATGGCAGCTCTCTACCGCTGCTGTTCTATGGGCAGGCATCTTTATTGCGCTATACATTATGATAAACCAGGTTCTATGGATTCACCCTTTCAGGCATACAGGCAACGAGCCCAGGAACATGATACAGGAGGAAAACATCGACAGGCTTCTGAAGAATGGGCATAACCAGGAAGAGATGAACGCCATATACTCCGTCAATACCCTGCTCGATGCCATCAGCAATAACCAGGAAATCATCGACCGCAACAAGAGTATTCTTGCCAACCGCTGCGACCATATAGAAAAAGTAATGACGGTGATCAAGTGTACTGTTATTGTAGCCACCATCATCACCGTCATCTCGTTTCTAGCTTCCGCTCTGGGGATGTATCACGGTTCCGCCATTTGAGCGGTCGTCTCCACCTCCACGCTGAGGAATCCAGTCGTCATCGTCTGTTGGTTTCATAATCATAAAAAAGGGCCCGTGCATCCGGAGAGCAGTCCTTCAGCACGAGCCACACAGCTGTATTTCTTTTCACTTGTTATGTACAAACTCTGCTCAATCTGTACACAACCTTAGTTCAATGTCATCATTACGCCTGCAAAGATAACACTTTTCTCTGGAACCATCAAACATTTTGCTGATTATTTTCAGAAAACAGCAAGAAAAAGCCCCGATGCATCTCGCACCGGGGCTTCCTGATAATTTTGATAACTTTATAAACTTGGAAAACCGTACTCTACAACAAGAACGATAGATTTCCATATGAGAATTAGAACACACGCTTGTGCAATGTTAGAAGATCATAACTGTAACTAATAATCATGAGTATAAAAAAGATACATCTAATATAAAATTCAGCCTAACTATACATACCTATAAACACTTAAACTATTTCTTAAACATGATAATCCTTGGATAAGAGAGCCGGGAGTGCGGGTTCTGGCCCACAACCGACAGGCGCACACCCTTGGTCCCATAGCGGAAGAAGAGGAACTTCTTCGGCACACGATGAACAATCATCTGAAAGGTATCGCGACTCTCGATATGCACCTGCATGCTGTCGCCCTCGATATCGCCCCGCAGGGTTATCCATGGATCGCTCCAGGAAACCGTCTGCGAGACGTCGGGCGGTCGGTAAAGACCGGAAAGACTTCGACTGCATGTATCGTGAGGAACCGGCTGGATGGCTGCCTTCACGTCCACCTTGGTGGTGGTAGAGGTTGTAGCTGCCGCCATGATCCGGCTTTTCTTTATCTTGAGCTCCTTCCTGTTAACGGCAAGGAGAGAGTCCGGACTGCGTTTCAGGTCAGACGTCTTCAACGTGATCGCCTGCACGGAAGCTCTTGGCCTGCCTGACTGCGTGCGTCCTATCTCTACCCTGCCGTTATGAAGGAGGATATCCTGATTCTCTTTCGTGCGCTCCGACTCGCCTCTGAGGTCGTGACACTCCTTGAATGCCACAACCAGGGCGAGCGGAATCAGCACTAGAAAAATAACCTTAATAAAACCTATAAACCTATTCACAATTCAATAATTAACAACAGAACATTAAAGTTTTTATGTACATTTTCGCTGGATAGTCTTGATAATAGAGGTAATGGTGGTGAGGTACGCAGGATCTGTAGCGTACTTGCACCCTACCCCGTCGCATATCTTCTGGGCAAACTTGAACGGGTCCTTACGGTATGGCCAGGCATCCTTATAGCCCGACTTCTGGAAGAGACGTTCATGTTCCTTCAGACAGTCGCCTACAGAGTCGAAGTCCTTGAAGGCACGCATCACGGTATAATACCAGAGATTTTTGCCGGCAACCTTGCACACGGAGACGATGCGGTCTGGCTCCTTGAACTTCTGTTTAGGAGTCTTGAAGTACTCGTGAGTCTTCACCATGACGATATCTCCGTCCCATTGGCTGCCCTTTGTAATGCCGAAGAGGTTAGCCTTACCGATAACCCTTGCACCCCATCCTGTCTCAAGCATCGCCTGGGCAGTAACGAAGGCAGGATCTATTTCCGTTTTTTCCTCCACGGCCGCAGCATACACCTGACGGGCGAAGGCTAATTGAGCTTTATTTGCCATACCTTTATATATATTATAATAATGTATACCTATGATGCATCATCGGGCGCATCTCTTTCTGAAAAGTTGATAGGCCCGCCGCCGATGTAATCTCCCTTGTCGTTAAAGTCCTTCATGCGCTTTACGAAGTTCTTCGGGAATATCGGATATATAGCCTGTATGTTTTCGATAATGGAGAATATCTCGCGTACCATCATAAACACGCAGATATAGGTTCCTATCCATTGCATCGGGCCGACAGTAGAGCCCTCTACGGTGGCATGACTTGCAAAATTACTCAGGACCATCAGGAAGATGTAGATTACAATCTTCTTCGTGAACCTGGAGAAGAAGGATTCGCTAGACGCATCCTTGTGGATAAGGTGTTTCCATACACCCAGGAAGGTATCTATAAAGACGGCTATCGCTATCCACTTGGCGAATTCCCAGTCCTGATACACATACTGGAACCCTTCCGACACAGCCGTCAGAGGGAGCGAGGTGATTGCTATCATCGGTATATTTCGTTTATATTGTTTCATAACATTTCGGCCTTATGTTTTTTAGACATTGCAAAATTACGCAAATATTCCGGATCCGCAAAGGACGCTAGCGCATCATCTGGCGCGACAGCCGGTGAACATCCAGTATATCTGCACCTGTAGCAGATAGCATGAGGGTCCAGCCATAGCTCTGGAGTTCTGCAGATACGAACGGAATAATCTCGCAGGTAGTAATACTCTCCCGGTCCATCCAGTAGAGTCCTTCTGTCTCCACATCTGCCATGATACGGGCATGAACCTTCGAAAGCATCTGAAGGGTGCGGTCGTTGGCTATGACCCGTTCGAGCATATCGGCATGGGCAGATAACTTCATCGCTACAGTCACGGCTATGCGCTGGGTGCATTGGAAACTCCGGCGCCCATCGCTCTGCATATCCACTTCTCCGTAATCTACGAACAGGAAGGAACCGGTAAGCTTATCGATGCGCTGCTTCAGTTCGTCGAACGACTGGCCGTAAACGTAGTTTTCTATCTCCGGAACCAGTTCTTTCTCGGGCATCTCCTTGATTGCCTTGAGCACGGTAGCATATTCTTCCATACTGCTCTCGCCCTTGTTGGCAATACCCTTCGTAACTCCTGCAGTAGCAGGAAACTTGGCGAAATATTCGAATAAATCCAATAACATAGGCTTTTATAATTTTGTCGCAGAGAGTGTTTCCCTGCCTTTGTTATATAATCTTTTTAACTATCTCCAGGGGTAACCCTACCTCGTCTGCTATCTTGGCCAACTCCATACCGGTAGCCTTCAGGCTCTTTACTCCATCGATTGTTTTCTTCCTGAGAATGCGGAGGTAGGTAAGCACATTCAGCTGTTCTACCTGCCGGGCATTACCCAGTCCATCCTTGGAGAGATCGTAGAGCGCATCGGTTGCATCGGTAGTAATACTGCTGCCCTCCTTCGGTATAAACTTGGTGAGCAGGGAAAATTCAGTCTTCGAAAAAAGGAAATTATTTACTGCAGTAAAGTTCAGGGCTATCGCCCGGAGAGTATTGACAGGCAGTTTCTTGAACTTCAGAGCGAGTTTCTGCGCCTCTTCCGAGGAATATACTCCCTTATCGAAGTAGAGTATCGCAGCCAGCAGAGGAAGACTATCCTCGCCCATATCGAGCAGCTGGCGCGCCTCGATGTACTGAAGGGCCGTGAGCGAACAGGTGAGCGACTTGAAATCTGTATTGACCTCATAGCCATAATAGGCTTTCTTGTCGATAAAGATAATCGGCAACTGCTGCCGGCAGAAACAGAGATCGAGGACAAACTTGTCATCTTTCTCCTGGAAGATGAACGAGAGCTGACTGGCTATAGACACGATGTTCTCCAGAGTTCGCTCATCGCGCTTAATCTTGTTCAGGTTCCATCCCTTCATGTAGCAGAGAAACAGACATTTCACAGCACCTGGGGAAAACTGCCCACTCTCCATAAGCGAAAGCAGCTCCACCAGCTTCAGATATTGGTCAGAAGTGAGTAGTTCCCATGAGTTCGGAATTTCATGTTCTATTCCGTTAGCTCTTACGGTTATCGTCTTATTCATAAGCTTATGGCATTAAATACATATTGTCGTCCGGACGGTTCTCGGCAGAGAAGGAAAGAAAATCGTTTCCCTCTTGAGCATCGAGGAGCATATCCACATTATGCAGCAGATCTTCCACCTCCCCGTCTAGCTGTGTGGCGAGCTGCAGCGCACGGCTTGCCTCGTCGCTGCCTGACCGGGTGGCGGTATTGTCGTCGAAGAGGTTACGGATGGTGGCAGGGAACTCCAGGATGTCGAAACGCCTGAGAGCCTTCGCCACGGTCTTCTTTACCAGGGCACGCTTGAGCATAGGCAGCGCCTTCTGGGCAAACTCAGCAAACGTCTGGTCTTCTCCTCCCTGTTCAAGCCGGCCGAAGTAGGCGCCTATGCTTTCGTCGAGCACTTCCTTCTGGAGAGGAACGCAACGGAAAAAGAAGAGATACGAGAGGTCGATAGGATAAATTTCATCGAATTCATCGGCAGTATCTACCTTCAGCTTACTGAGCATCTTGTAGTAATTGGTCTTGCGCCAGTCTTCCATGGCAAGACGGATATCGGCAGGATCATCGGCACTTATCTCTTCAGTAAGTTCAGAAATCAAAGAATCCATCGCATTAAAGTAGTTCTCCATATAGGAGCGCTTCATGCCTTCCATCTCGTACTTGTAGAGATTAATATCGTTCTTCCTGCGGTTCACGGCATCGAAGATAATCTGAGTAGCTAGCGTAAGGTTTGCCATGGCAGCGCGGAGAAAATCCTTGATGCCACTATCTTCTTCCTCGATGCTCACAATATCAGAGAACGTATTGTTGCCGATGATGGCAACAATACGCTTGCGTGCGGCTACGGCAGAGCCCTGAAGGCTGTCGAAGTCGGCGCTTGTATCTGCACCAGGTGCGCAGTTGCAGAACTGCGCATAACTGGCGAAGAGTTGATTGAGTTGAAATTTCTTGTTCATGCCTGCTGTTGGTTAAGTCGTTGGGATGGTGTTATATCTTCCTGCCGTTGTGGAACCTCGCGGTAGAACCCTAGCCTGCAGCCCTGCTTGTAGAGTTCCGGGAAGTTCATGCGCAACGCCCAGTTGAGCGGTTCTGCGCAGACTTCGTCCTCTGAGGTGAGCGACATAATGTAGATGAGATAATTATAATAGGTATCACTTCCACTCTTCGAGATGACGCCATCCTTATCTACTGCAGATATGGCTGCATCGAGACCTACCGAAGACAGAAGGGCTTGTTCAGTACGCTTGTCGTAGGAGATGAGCGCCTCGATATACTCCTTATACTTGAGGTCAATGGTCTCCACCTTCCACGCCTGCTCGTGTCCCTGCGCATCCATGAAGGAGATGGAAGAGAAACCTTTGCCCTGGTTGTCTGCACCTGACAGATAGGAGCTGAACTTGCGTACCTCGTCACGAACATACCGGACCATGCACGACTCCTTGAAGTCTGTACCGATATCAATACCGTTATACTTCAGTAACTCCATACCCTTCGACTTGCGTCGCTTATTCTCCTCGCAGAGCTTGGTCATCTGGGTGCGCTTGCTCTGGATCCAGGCATTAGGAATAATGACATGCACCTTTGCAGCCAGCGAGTTTTTCAGAAAACTGTTAATGTATCGGGCTGTCTTGTTACTACCTTGAATGTACGGACGGGCTCCCTGATGCGTCTCGTTGGCGCCGTAGAATTCGTCTACTGATTTCTCTCTGTGATGAGAGATCGCAGCATATTTATAGTTGTCGACTTCGTTAAAGCTGAACTTTGGATAAACCGAGTAACTCGATAAGCCATAGGAGAATCGCCCTACTACAACCTGTTTGAAGTCGCCGTATGAAATCAATTCTGAAGCAACATCCTGGCGGGTAGTTGCCAATCTGCAGTAACGGTTCTCCATCGCCTCAAGCGCAGCTACCGGCTTACCCATACCTATCACCTTACCTCGGGTGAAGCGCCACTTCACGAAGAAGTCGCCAAAGTAATAGAAGTTTTTGATACAGGTCTTGCAGAACTCCTCGACCGAAGGAATGCCGCGTGAGCTCCAGGAGTCGAGCCATTCCATTACTTCTGGTTGCTCCTCGTACTTGCGTACCAGCTTACCGTTCTCAATAGCCTGCTTGTACACGGCGAGTCCGTGACCATAGAGCATCTTGATCTCCTTGGAATAGAGACGAGGGAGCAGTCGGTTCTCCTTGATCTCCTTGGTCACTTCATCGCATTGCTGGTTGTTGTAGCCACGCATCAACACCTGGTATCCCTGTATGCCCAGATAGTGATGCTGCTGCATCCAGAACGTGCCACCGAATGGAGACTCCAGGAGTGGTGACTGGAAGAGCTGGTCTGCACCAAAGATGGAGTCGCCTTCACCTAGCTGAAAGGTGAAGGTATTGCCATCGGCAAGGTAGATGCCGGCGTTGCCATACATATCAATTTCGTATTCTTTCATAACCAATTATAACCAATTTATTTTGTGAAGTTTAAATCCGTCTTGAGGAAAGCCCATGTACCTGATGAGGATGCGATAGCACATCTTCGGATCTCCATCTTCGTCTGTATAGAGAAGATAGTTCTCTCCATCGATGGCGAACCGCTCCTTCGGCAACTGAGTTCGATACTTGCAATGCCGGCGCACCTGAAGCTTTGCGCTCGCCTCACCTCTCGCCCTGGAGTAAGGAAAGAAAACCAGGGTAAACTCCCCATCGGGCAGCTTACTGATTTCCCTGGCCCACTGGAGTGCCGTGATGCCATCCATGATGATGTTCTTACTTGTCTTGCTCATAATGATGCGAAGATACAGAAAAATTATCGCCCTGCAAAAGACCGGCTGCACCTGTTTCCCGTCATATTTCCGGAAATCGTAAGGCCTGCACCTCTCTTTCCTTTCCCAGCGGTGCGTGCACGTTTGGGTGAGGTGTTTTTGGGAGTTTTTCTCCCAGCCGGTCCGCTTGGGCTGATTATCAGCATTTTAGCATTTATACCCTTTCATTTTCCGTAAATTATTAATATGCCCGTGAAAATTATTACTGCAGAAATGCAGCATTATTCTGCGTTTATATCTCAAAATTATCCGGTAAATCGGTAGGATATGTACTTAATTCCGCCTTCACGGCATCAGAATAAAGGCCGTAAAGTAGGTAAATCATCGCAGAAGGCAGCTGCGTGGTGAGTCCTGCCTGATTCTTCAGTTGCTGTTTCTTCTCCGAGCTCTTATCAAGTTCTATCTTCCCGTCCGTTTTCTTCAGAGGGGATATCATGATGGCAGAGCAGAGGTTCTTACACTCATTCTCATCGATACGGATGATAGGCAGGAGCGGACTGCGTTCACCAAAGAGCATCTGACAGAGCTTGAACTGCTGCCAATGGTATATCGTCGGCGCATCTTCGTTATAGAGTATCACCATAAAGCCATACGACTCCATGGCTGCCTTCAGATTGAGCGAGTCGGTAGTTATCTGTTCCCGTTCCTCCCTGCGCTTGTTACCGGCACGGTCAGGATAGAGATAGATGGTCTTATTGACTGCTGCGGATCCGAAGAACTGGTGCACCTCTGCCACGAGGTCGTTGTAATCCTTTGGCAGGAAGGCAAAGAACTCCTTAATGATGTCGAGACGCCTGCCGTAATCTTTCTTCTGGGCAACGATGAGCGACTGGAAGTTGCCAGGGTCATAGCCCATGTAGAGCGGTTCATGAGGGTCGTAATGTAGAAGATACTCTGCCGTAAGGATAAACCTATCCTTCAGGTTCAGGCGAAGAATGGACTCATACTTATAGCTATCCTTAAACTGATGCTTTGCGTGATCGTAGTTGATAAAGAACTTATTGGTTACTTCCTTGTGGCGGATGGCACAGATGGCCGTAAGGAACTCGTCGATATCAAGGGTGTCGAGCTGCGTCTTGAAGAACTTCGGCCCGAGGATATCCTTATTACAGAAAGAGGATGCACGGATATAGTAGATGGCATTACGCCTCATATCTGCCAGACGAGGTTTCCATCTCGCCACGAAGGCATTGAGCTTAACAGACTCAAGGCGCATCTTCTCCAGAAGAACAGGGTCTTTTGAGTCCCGCTCCTGTTGCTTGAGTATGAACAGGCGGTAGAGACTTCTGTTAACTTCCAGGGCAACGGTTGCAATCTCCTCGATAAGCTTCGGATTCACTTTCTTTTCATAATCCTCAAACCAGTCATCTTCTCCGAGGTCGACGCGAGCCGTATCACTCACACCTGTAACACCCTCATAATAAGCAGAACAGCGCACATTGGCTGGACCTCCACGTAAAGACGGAAACAGGCGGGTTTTGAGTTTTTCTCCACTATTATGCTTCATCTCCTCCACAAAGGCGTGCACGGCATTTCTACCGGCAACGGATTCCGGCTGGTCGCTTGATACGAGCTGAAGGTGTGCGCCATTCCTGAATATCACGCTATGCTTAGCATAGGCTATCGGATATCGAGGTTTCCGGAAGTGGGAAGGCAGCGTACTCTCGCCTACTACATAATCAATACCATATTCCAGCATGGATCTCTGCTGCCCGTTCACTACTACCTGACGAGAGAAGTATGCCTGGATGTTAGGCCAGACGTTGGTCATCAGCGCCACGTAGGTTTTGTGAACTAGAAAAGATAGCTCTCCAGGCATATCGTTGGCAACACGTATCAGACGAGGACCCGTCACACCTTCGGTCTTACCACCGGCACGGGCAACCTCGGCAAAAAGCATGTTTGGGTCGATGATGTTGGCAAGCAGCTGCATGTTGTTCATGTAGTAATGCTCGAATTCACCGAGGGTATTATCATTCAAAATCAGTTGGCTCATCGCTTAGATCCTCCACTATTTCCGCTTCCTGAATGTCAGCATCACGAAGCAATCGTTTCTTTTCTGAACTCTCGATAGGCAAACCATCGATGAGAGATATATAAAAACCGCGGTTGTACTTGCCGGCGATTTCCTTGAGGTTCTTTTTCTGAAAACCTAGCTCTTCTGGGGTAACCTCTGGAGTAATGAGGAACACAACTCCGAGATCTCTATCTGCCTCTGCCTGCTCAGACGCACGTCTGCGGCATTCCAGAGCCTGGTCCATGCAGGCCTTCTGCATCTTATAGTCTCGTTTGGCAGAGCAGAGCTTGGCAAGGTCCTCGTACTTGTTGGCAAAATCATTCTCCCAGACTTTTATGGCCACATTGAAATCTACATTAAAGTAAGATATTGCCTGATTGATGCGTGTCATGCAGGTGCGCACATCGAGGGTTATCTTTTGCAGCGAAGCAATGCGCTGCTTGAGCTGCCTTGCGCCACGGGTAATATTACGTTCATACTCGTAGATTTCGGCAGCCCATTGCAGTTGCTTCAGAAAGGTCTGCACGTCCTCTGGAATGCCTTTACCCTCACCTGTAGTCAGGAAGGTTGTAATGAGGTCCGGATGAACGCTCTCCAGTTTTTCTATCTCGCTTTTCATACGCCAAACAACTTCTTTCTAAGTTTCAGTTCTTCGCGATCCTGCATCCGCTCATTCAACAGTTTGATGGCATCGAGGTCGCCGTTTGCTGCCAGCTCGGCTATCTTCTCATCAGCCTTGAGTTGAGCCTGCTCTAGTACACCTCCGTTCTTCACCATCGAGACGCAGGTTTCTGCAATCTTCTTTAATTCCGTCTTATCCATCTTATCTATCTGATTTGTCTGATTTGTCACTATACTGCTCCATCACCATCTTGAACATACGTTCACGTTCCTGATGACGCTGGAGGTTCTCACGGTCGCTGGCACGTTTATCCTTGCGATCATCTCTTTTAATGTAGCTCTTATAGCGCTTGATATTGTCGAGAACGTTCTTGTGCTTGTGAAGAAACTCGGCTGGATCCTTTTTGAAGAGCTTCACGAGTTCATTGAATTCAGACTTGCCCCTCAGCAATGGATGCTTATACAGAAACTTGCCGGTATCGTTGTACGCCTTCAGTTCGTCGAATGCCTGAAGGTTACGGATGCGGAGTTCCGCCATGGCAGCCACATCATTCGCCTTCGGTTTCTTATCCAGGAGTTCGTCGAGCTTCTTCATCTTGCGCCATGTGTTGATGCGGTCGTTATAGATGACGGTTGCCATCTGCACGTCCTCATTATAGAGATTATCCCAATCTATGTTAGGATATTCCTCTTCTTTCTGGACTACTTTTTTTTTGAGTCCTCGCCAGGATCGGCAGCATCAGGCTGTTCAGATTCCTGTTGATTTTCACCTTCAGGAGTCTCTTCTTCGGTTGAAGTATTGCTTGAACCATCTGCTGATATCTGTTCTTCTTCAGCTGAAGTATTACTTGAACCATCTGCAGGCCCTTGATCTCCTTCAGTTGAAGTATCACTCGAACCATCTGCAGGTCCTTGATCTCCTTCAGTCGAAGTATCACTCGAACCATCTGCAGGTCCTTGATCTCCTTCAGTTGAAGTATCACTTGAACCATCTGCAGGTCCTTGATCTCCTTCAGTTGAAGTATCACTCGAACCATCTGCAGGTCCTTGATCTCCTTCAGTCGAAGTATCACTCGAACCATCTGCAGGTCCTTGATCTCCTTCAGTTGAAGTATCACTTGAACCATCTGCAGGTCCTTGATCTCCTTCAGTTGAAGTATCACTCGAACCATCTGCAGGTCCTTGATCTCCTTCAGTTGAAGTATTGTTCAGATTCTCGTTTAATTTCCCAAAATAGATTCGATGGTCTACGATATCCCCTTCATCGCACTCATCCAAAAGGGCGTAGAGTATTTCGTCTGCATAACGTTTCGGGTCACGGGCGAAACGAGTAAGTTTAGGATGGCGAGGGTTTACATCCTCAAGGAGAGCAAGGTCGGCTTCAGCGTGCCCGGCTCCTCTAAGCTTATTAAATAATTGCAATTTTTCTCTTCTACTAATCATACCTTATATATATTATAAAAGGTGCGCCACCTCTTGTGGCGACACACCTTAAAATTAACTAATAAACTAAATAAAATGAGAAACGCTAAGAAATCGTTGTCTTACCAGTTGAAGAACCTGAAGCCGTATTCTGCTTTGTGCCAGGAGCCGCATCTGAAAGAGAGGCAGCCTCGACAGCTGTCACACCAAGAGGATCTTCAGCATACAGACAAGGAAGGTCTACAGATGTGCGCTTGAAGGTGAAGGTGGTGTATCGGCCGTCCTTATCATCCTTAGTCTCTGTATTATTGAGAATCATAGGGCGCTCAGGTTCGCCGACGATATACCATTGTGTATCCTTTACATGCTTGTATAGAATGATAAACTTGCCACCAGCATACTGCTCGATGAAGTTATAGAGATCCACGCGAGTACCACCCATGATGATTACCAGGTTATTCTCGCCGGATGTCGTAATATCTCCCTTCTCTGTCGTAGCCGTGAACGTAGGAATATCGTGTGCATCGAAGAGGTATGCCTTCAGGGTGTCGGCGGCAGCCGTCTTAAACGGCATTGCCTTGACTTTGCGGTCTTTATCCGGCTGAGGGAAGGCCTTCGACAGGTCAATTAAAGTCGTAGGAACCAATACTACCTGGTAAGCAATTGCAGAACCATGGGTATCTCGGTCTGTCACATCATCAATAGATGTCAGCGCAACGAACGAAGCCATAGATACTCCTGTGCCACCTATACCGAAGGTAGATGTAGGATCAGCTAACATCTGCAGAAGTGAAACGATGCCGAGCAGCATAATGAGCGTCATGAAGAGAAGACGGCCCTTATGCTGGGCATAATGATAACCCTTGTTAGGGTTATAAGTACGAGAACGTACTGGAATATTGTATTTATCCATAATTATTTTCTGAAAATGTAGGTGAGGTACGATGTACCTCGCCTACGAATTAACAACATATATATAATTAAGATCAGCGGCCGCCAGGTACATTAGGCTGGACTGCCTTATTGATGGTTCGCTTGCCACCTACACGACGTTCGAGCTCACGGAACTTCTCGTCCTTACCGAGGATAACCATGATGTAGTCGCCAGCCTGACTAGGAGTCCATGCTGCGGTAATATTCGCAAACTTGTCACTCTTGGCGATGGTAAGCTGATGCTCGGTATCATCCTCACCAATCTCGATACAGTAAGCTACGCCAGCCTTTGCATTCTTGATATCATCGATAGCGGTAGCGGTAGTAGCATTATCTGTAATCTGCCAGAAGCCGTTTGCGCCATTAATTTCTGCGCCGATGACGGTAGCCGGAAGATTTGTGAAAATCTGCTGGAACTCGTAGTCGTTGGCGTCCATATCAGCCTTATTGTCGAACTTGCGACCGGTAAAGGCTGCGCCACAACCTTCTTTCCATGTGCTCCAGGCACGAACCATCTCCATCTGCTCCTCCATCTTCACGGCGAACATCTCGCCAGGGAGGTTCTCTACGAACTGAATATTGCCAGGGACGTCCATGAACATCCAGCAAGACTTGCCCTCATATGGGAGCCACTTAATCTGAATGGTAGAGTCAGGGACACGGTTCTTGTAGCCGTTAGGACCGGTAAAGTCCTGATCCTTGCCATAAGTCTCGCGGCAGTTAGCAAGCCACCAGTCAATATGGTTCTCGTTGAGATAGAGAACATGGTTATCGATGGTCATGCCCTCAGAGAGATGAGTCTTAACGTCGGTAATGAACTCCTTAACAGCATCCAGCATATTAGCTGAAGTATAAGTATTGTAGCTCTTGTTAGCAAATGGCTTAATGCTGTAATCGTGGATGTAACGGAGCAATGTGTACCAGATACCTGTACCTGCATTGAGGTAGCTTGATGCCTGGCCAGTCTCTGGCTTCACATAGATACCGCGCATACGACGCTGGTTCTGCTCGTCCTGAGCCTTCTTCAGAAGGTTGAGAAGGCAGAATTCAACCATAGACCACTTGATAGGATCAGAGCCTTCCTTGTTGAGATAAGCGATATACTTGCGCTCAAGTTCCTTCATTGGGCCGAACTTAACCTTAATCATCGCATCATCAACATATCCCATCTCGTTCTCAAGCTGCATGCCACCCTTGTAGATCTCACCTTCCTGGTAGCCCTGGGATACCTCATCGAAGAATGCGTTGAAGAGAATATCGCGATCCTGAACGCCGTAACGAACAGGGAAGAACTCTGTAAGATTACGAAGCTCAAGGATTCGAGCAATAAGCGCATCCTGGCGAAGGATGACAAACTGGTCGCCCAATCCGGCATTATTTACGCCTGAGTAATTAGTAGCGAACTGGCCGGAAGCGAGAGCCTTAACGTTGCCAAGCTCGTTGCGTACCTGGTGATATTTGTAACGCTCCTGGAGTGATCTCGCGAACGCCATTGCCTCAGAGCGGAACGCCTTGCCGTCTGTCTCCTCGTTTGGCGCAGATGCTAAGGCTATCTCAGGATTAGCGACAATGCGGTTCCAGCGCTTTTTCATATCGAACATAGAATGCTCAATACCGAAAAGGTAGTTAGCGTTAGTTTCGAAACCGTTAATAGGAATAGAAGGAGCAGTAACATGAGCAGCAGGTTTGTCATCTGCTGTACTGTTAGCCATCTTCTTCATGTTCTCAGTGAGAGTGTTGACTGCCACAGAGAGTTTCTCGAACGATACGTTTTGACTGTTCTCGTTCTTTCCTGCATCATCATCGTCGTCATCGCCTTCGCCACCTTTATTGTCGTCAGGATCATCATCCTTTGACTTGTTAGCTTTAGATACGATGGCATAGAGCTCATTGATCTGCTTCTGATGCTCAGCCTGCTCGGCTGCACTATTCTCCGCAGCGAGGTCATCCATGAGAGTACTCTGGTACTCTTTCTGATACGCCTCGCAAAGAGCCTTGTACTCATCTGCGGTAAGGCTCTTATTCTCGAACTTCTTGACGAAACCAAGTTTCTCGAGAACTTTGTTTAACTTTGCTTTGAAATTCATAAATCAATCATTTAAATATTAAAACAACTTAAATCAAACAAAAATAATATATTAGCTAAATTCGTAAAGGCTTTGCGCACCCATATAGGCATCACTCAGTTGCGCCACCTCAGCAATCGCCTCCAGTAAGGTGCGCTTACCATCGATGAGACCGACTTCTTCTGCTGGAGCGGTATACAGGCTCTCGCCCTGAAGCACCGGAGCATCATCATCCAGTTCTGCCAGTTTGCCACGCTGAGATTTTATTTCTGCCAGGAACTGTTCATTCATCGGATCAAGAACATTCTTAATATAGTCTTCAGACTTACCGTCCTTCAGGTCCTCGAAAATCTTATTTTTCCGGCTAGAATTGGTAGCCTTCGCTGTAATTTTCTTCAGCCCTAACTTCTCGAAGTATGGTTCAAAGTTCCAGAAGGAACACATAGTACCGATGCATCCAACGAAGTCATGATTCGTTGTGGCATAAAGTTTCTGGCCATGACAGCCGATATAATAGGCTGCCGATGCGCAGTATTCTTCGTAGATGGCAATGATAGGTTTCTTGGCGCTTCGCAGAGTCTCGCTCAATCGATCCATGTACCATGCCTCTCCTCCTGGAGAATTAATATGAAGAAGATGAGCGGATATCTGCGGGTTATTCTCGGCGGCAATAATATCCTGTTCCAGCTGTTTGGAAGAGAAATACCAGTAGCTGTTTGCTGTCACAACTCCAAACACACGATGATATGCGATTGTACCATCATCTAGAGATGGCGAATCGTATTCATCCGTGAGTTGTACACTTTTCGTTTCATCTCTCTGCGATACCTTGTTAGATATCGCTAACAGCGCTTCATGCGTCTCGTACTGATAATACGTATGAGTCTTGAGATACTCCCGGATCTCAGGAATACTCATCGCCTGTTCGGCTTTTTTCTGTTCGAAGCTTACCACCGTACCATTCAATGGAAATGCAGCTACCATCAGCTGACGGTAGGCATCCTCAGTAATCCATAGAGGTAAAGTGGAAAGCAGAAGGGTCTGTATTTCATCCATCTTGATTAAGTTTTTTGCAAAGGTATATATATATAATAGGTATATAAAAGACCTTAAAGCAATGGATTGGTAAGCATTTTGCACTTAACAATAAGCTTCGCCTTATTCAGATGCCTGACGAGCTGGACCTTTGCCGGTATTGTTTTTGTGCCTATTGCATACGTACGTGCTTCAGGAAGTCCAACACTTGCGAGCGTAACGATAGCGCTGCGAGGAACCTTTAGTTCGTTAAAAATGCTCTCGTCCGCTATATCGACAATAAATGTCTTACTACAATCCCAGTACACACCTCCATTTTCTTCTGTTATCGAAGGCTCGAATGTGAACGGATCGGTGCTGAGGACGATGCTTCTTTCCATCCCTCCGAGATAGGAAATCATTAAAAGACAGGAAAACTCTTTCATAATGTTAAATTTTAGAGTGATTATTGCTAATTTTTGAGTGACAGAAATTTGCACTCAGTATGTATTAAAAATAATTAAATACCCCGTTTTTTTTGGTATTTTCGAGGTGTTTTCGGAAAAAGCCGTTGGCGGTAGCGATAAAAGTTCTTCAGGAGCGCATCGGGCGATATAGACCTCAGAGAGTATCTCCTGATGAAATTGTCTACGACATCCTGGTTCCGTAACGGCCTGCCCAGCTCTTCATTCTCAATCATGAGTCGGTGAAACTCGAAATTGAAGAGAAGTCGAATATGCTCTTCTATTTTTTTCGCCGCATTACTGGATAGATAATTGAAGTAAGCCGGATCCTTACCAGGATGTCCATCCATCCTTGAGCGCCGTGAAGGCAGATATATCTTGAGATTACAGTCTTCCATGACATCATGATGAGAGTCGGGCTTGGCCATACAATTCCACACCACATGATACAGATCTGTTGTGTATGGTATTTTTACTCCGCCTGTTTCTGGCTCAATTTCTAGCTTTTTCTGAATGTACTCAGCCAGATAGGGCTCAATTCTAACAGACGCTGTTCGTTTCGAGAGACGTTTTTTTCTTTCCATATCGTTTTTGCTTATTTTTGCTTCCTACCGTCCTACAATCCTACAAATTGTAGGCTTACGAATGCAAAGATACTACTTTTCAGCGAGTTACACAAATTTTATCAAACATATTTTTGTCCTACACACTCATTTTTTCGTTTCCTACACTTCCTACAATCCTACAAAATGGGGTATTCTGTAGGACGAAATCTCCAAAAGCGCCAAAATGTAAAAATTTCCTATTTCCTACAACGTCCTACAATCCTACAGCATTTCCTACAAAACAACAAAAACACAAAAACACACATAACATACTAATAATAAGATAAATAGATAATATTAATAGTTTGAAAAGAAATGCATTTGTAGGATTGTAGGATTGTAGGAAGGCATTTTTTCTGAAAATGATTTTCAAAACTTCGTTTTCCCGGTTATTTTTGTAATTTTAGGGGGTACGGGGGATTTTTCGCATCTGGGACATACGTATATGTAAAGAAATACCCACGCTCACCCTCCCGGGTTTACGTGGGTAAAAATATGCAAAATTCAACTCAATTTTATGCGGAAAATCTTTGGTTTTCTCGAATATTTTTCGTATCTTTGTATCGTTAAATTGGGGTATCGTATACCTAATATAAGGCATCATCTCGACTCTTATCAGAACGGTAAATTACCATTCTTGCCTGCATCCGTCTCGTCAAACGGAAGGGAACCTGGTCTGGATTGCTTGGCATCTGTATCAGCTCCTTTTTGGGGTTCTGCTGCACTCTGTGCTGCCTTATCAGATGATGTGCCATCTCGTCTGAAGTCGATATTGTACATCTCCATAAACTTGTCGTAATCGATGATAATAGCACTCGTAGATGTAGAACGCTCCATGCGCACTCTCACCATCGTTTCCTGGTCGTCCTGTTTGGCGACCTCGACTGTCTCCTCCCAGGTAAACCTCCTTGAAGGAACGGTTCCAATATATGATGGATGAGAGCGCAAGTTTTGTTCGAGCGTAGATAACGTTGTGTTCTCGCTATTATATCCGCTTCTGTCGTAGATGGAATATACGCTGCTCAGGCGCAGAAAGAGGATATGAGTGCCAGGATCGAAACCAAACGTCTTCTTGTCGCCATGCGAATCCTTACCGGTAACGCTCTTAGGCTGTTCGATGAGCATCTCTCGGCCAATGAGTACCTGTTTGGTATCTATCATGTTGTTCACAGCGTTGAAGAACATAGCAAGTTTGTCCGTGCTTCGGATCAGAGATAACTGGAACTTAATCTTCTCCTGCACTAGTGCAAAAAACTCGCCGTAGGTAAACGGCAGTTTAAGCTTGGAATATTGCTCTACGAGCTTCACCATGCCGAGGAAGAGAGAAGCAGTCTTCATGAGTCGGTCCATCTCTCCGGAATTGATTACATCACTCTTGAGCTCGCTGTATGCCTCCTGCTTGAGAGCACGGAAATGATCCATGACTGCAGGCCTGAGTGATAATACTTCCAGTAATACGTTTGATAACCCTATATTCTTCTCTATATTCTTGAGTTCCTCAAACAGTTTGGTCTCCTCTGGGGTTCTATTCTTAGGCTTAGGAACCTCGCAGATGATGACACGACTCATCAGGGCATTGTCATCTCGCTGAGGGGTCTCCTGGCCACAGATAACCACAGGCGCAAATACCTTATCGTTCTCGATATCCCTTCCCGAGGTTCCACGGCGTTTCTGTTTTCCGTCTCCATCGTACACGATACCCTTCAGGGCCTGAAACTTTGTATCTGAAATATCCTTATTGTTATACTCATCGAGTACGACAGGAACATCACGGAATGTGCCCATGATGGTGCTCATAGCCGCATCAGTACCTGTATTGAGGTTGAATATCGGAATAGTCGGGCTTATAAACAGAGAACGGATTGATATTGCAATCTGAGTCTTACCTGAAGACATCGGGCCCATGAAGAACGGAGCCGTAAATAGTCTGTCTAGGCAGTAGATATTACTTCTGAAGGCGCACATCAGCGCGAAAACGATTGCCCATTTTCCGTTGTCATTGATCTTATATACCTTGTCCATCAGCGAAGCCCATTGCTCGAACGTGACTTGCTTGTTAACGGGTATGTCTTCGTACACGAGCTGGGATATCAATTCGTACTTGTCAGATTGTCTTCCGGATCCGGCGTATATGGTAGAGAAGGCAGGGAGGTAGTAATTCATGTGATTATGAGTCACTACGCCTAGTTCGTTAACCTTCTCGAACACATATTTTCCGTTCTCATCTTCATGGGCTATGCCGTTGGCGAAGGCGAAAAACTGCTCATCGGTCTTTCTGCTCATTCCTTCAGACTGCTGGTTGCCGTACGTCTGGATTTCTCTGCATTGAACGAAATGGCGGCTCATATACTCCTTGATGCGCCTCCATTGCCACTCTTCACCATCCGTAAAGTTCACGCCTTCGTAGTTGATAAGAACATCCTCGATGGTACTCATCTTCTTCAGGGAACTAGAAAGAACCTCGATATATAATGGCTTGTCGAAATATCTACGATTAACCTTCAGCACTCGCTTATTCTGCTCAAAGTCTTCATTGAAGATATGGAGGAGAGGAACCATGTAGAAGTCGGCCACCTGCGAGAAGCCTCGCCCGTTCTTGTTCTGGAACATGTAGCATACCGGTATACCTTGCTTGTTCAGTCGAGGATAATACTTGCACTCGCGAAACATCTGGGCATACTCGCCTTCCCTCGCATAGCTAGGAACCTCATCTCCGTCGAAGTCGTCATCATACAGATCGTCTTTCAGGGCATTCGCTTTCATGACATTCTTGCGCTTGCTGACGAATGGCTTACGGATCTCATCGAACTGGCCCTTGGATAGCCCTAATTTACTGCAGTAATGATTCTTGTTGACAGTTATCACGGTTTCCTCAGCATAGCTGGTCAGTTCGATACATCTGGTAATGATCGGGACCTTGTCGCCCAGGAAACCAGACAGTAAATCTCCATGTATACGTATATAGAAGTCTATGAAGGATTCTACTTTATCCTCGTGCATGACTCTTATCTGCGAGATTCCTGCCTTGAACATCTCGACCAGGGCGGAGAGATAGCTGCTATCATCGCCCGTTGTCGTATCTATGCTGCAGCCTTCTTCAGTTGTGGCCAGATAGCAGCAGATTCGGCGGAGGTTCTGGATATCGGTAGCCGACGGAACGCCTGCTACGTACACAATCGGATTATCTCCGTAAGACTCCATGAACGTATCGATAGAAGATGTCACGATAGCAGGCTCGTTATTTCTCAGATTATCCTTCAGCTCATCAAGTCCAAAAATACCCTGTTGCATATCCTCTTTCTTGAGACCCTCGGCATTACGTCGGATATCCCGAACTTTATCTTCCAGAATAGTCATCTTCGTATCGAAATCCTTAGTCATGCTCTTCATATATTCAAGACGCAGTCCGGCATCCTGCACGCATGCTACTAGATTAGCGATAGTATTCATGGCTGAAGCGATTGTAGCCTCGTCCTTGCATCCGCGAGGAACCAGCATTCTTTTCATCGCTTTAGGAAATGTTTCGGTTGCATCGATTAATTTCTGTTTTACACCATCCTTGCAGAGCTGGCCATAACTATCCGGATCATATCCCTTCGGTAAGCGAACGCACCTGACACTCGCTCCTGCCGTCAATAACAGTTCACTATTCTTAACGGCAGCCTTAATTCCTGCGCTGTCCGCATCGTAGATCATCACAACAGACTGGGTAAAGCGCATGATAAGTTTTACCTGGTCATCGGTAAATGCTGTTCCAGATCCACCGATAACGTTTTCGACCCCATATTTATGTAGAGTGACAACATCGAACTGCCCCTCTACGAGATAAGCGAAACCCTCTTTCGCTATCGCCCTTTTCGCTTGAAACAATCCAAAAATATGTCGACCTTTTCTGAAAATGGGCGTCTCTCCGGTATTGACGTACTTACCAATTTTATCATTCGGAGTGACAATTCTTCCGGAAAACGCAACGACTCTTCCAGACACGTCGTAAAACGGGAACATCACGCGGTCTCTAAAGAAGTCATAGTTTCTCCCGTCTTGAGACTTGCCTACGACTCCAACATCTTCCAATATCTGCAGACTGTACCCATTCTCCACGAGATACTTCATCGCTACATTACCATTCGGAGCATAGCCCACTCCATATTCTGCAAGCACCTTATCTGTATAATCGTAACCGCGTTTTTTAAGGAAGCTCTCCGCTTGCGAGATATTGCCCTGGTAGAACTTTGCGGCAGCAGCAATGGCTATACGGCGAGATTCAAGCAATTTATACGCAGCGTTTTCTTCCGGAGTAGATTCCTGCTCCGGAAACTCAACATCAGCGAGCTTGCAAGCTATTCGCAATGCCTCGTTAAAAGTTATCTGGTTGTATTTCTGCAGAAAGTCCAGAACGTCTCCATGCTCACCACACACGAAACAATGGTACGTCTGTCTAGCCTTATTAACCATCATCGAAGGATGACTATCATTATGGAACGGACAGATACCCTTATAGTTAATGCCCGCCTTCTGAAGATTAATATAGGCGCCTATCACATCAACAATATCAAGTTTACTCTTGACATCGCTAATGAAGTCTGAGTTGATTTTCATATTTCTTATTTTGTTTAGTCGAACAGATTGAGCTGTAGAGAATCGAATGCTTCAGATATCGTAATATTGAAGTATGCTGCCACAGCTTTATACTCTTCTGGTTTTATAGCCTTACGGCCGAAGAAAATATCCCAGTATCTTACCTGATTAATACCAGTCTCCTTAAAAAAGAACTTGCTTGGATGAAAGTCCTCAAGATGACGGAAGCGATACTCAAGCAACTTCTTCAGGCGATTTTCTTTAACAACCTGGTGTTTGCCGTCTAGTCTATGTCGAAGAGCGTACAACCGCACGGCCATGACGGAACGGTTGAGATGGATGGCCATATTCTCAAGGCTCATTCTCCCATAATTCTCTACCAGGTATGCTATCTCATTTTTAGTCCATTTTTTATTACTCATAGTCACATATTGGCTTATTTATATATTCGACATATCTCTTTAACCTAAGGCAGAACTGGCCATTAATGCAAGCCCTGCCTTCTTTGCAAATAACGCATTTCTCAGACATAAGCTATTTTGTTTTTATATGCTCCAGGTAATATGCTGCCACCTGTGCTAGTGATCTTAGCTGGAGCTTAGCCTTAATATTCTCCCTATGTCGTTGCACGGTTTTGACAGATATATAAAGCCGGTCTGCGATCTCCTGTGCGCGCAAGCCTTTAGATATAAGTTCCACTATATCTAACTCACGATCAGTAAGCTTAGAGTCTAGTTTAGGCTTACAGATGACACCCTCCATTCTGCATTCGCCACGTAACGGACACTTGACCTCCTCAAAATGAAAGAAACCGTCTGCATCGATATCAGGAGTATGTGCATCATATTCGCCGAAATTACATCTGCAGAACCTAGATACAATGTTGAATTCATACACCTTGCGATTTAGTTCGCTCGCCGTATACTGGTCACACAGAGCTCTGAAGGCTTGAGGGTATCTAGTTTTGATAGGTCTAGCATCTCCTCGATAACTTCGCGGCTGTCGGCTGTAAGTTCCTGGACAGGTTTGCTAAGTTGCTTATACATAACATCACCTTCTGGTGTATTGTAAAACTCGACTGACTCCATACTTACTCCTCCGGAAAAAGTTCGCTCTCTTGCATACCTAGATAATCAGCGACTATTCCTCTGCATAGAGCGTTCGGTTTTGACTTGCCTTGAATCCATCTGTAGACGGAATTATTAGATACCTTGCATTTCTCTGCAAGTGCTTCCACAACCTTACAACGAGGGTATGGAAGACTCTTCATGTACTCACTAAAACCCATATTATTTAAAATTTTTGTTTGAAATCATCATTATGTGCGATATTTTTTGTATATTTGCACCGCGAGAATTATTAACACGCTGCAAATTTATAACATTTCAGTGATATCACCAAACATTTCGCTGATTATTTTTATATTTTTCAGCATTTTTGTTTGAAATTTACATATTATGAGTACAGAAAAAGAAAAAGAAGTAACAGAAACTATCAATGAACGCGTAAACAGCATCATTGAAAAAGAGGGTCACACCATTGCTACATTCGCAAAGAAGATTGGTGTACCATGGACCACGATCAAAAATATCGTATCTGGCAGAAATGCCCCTAGTTACGACATTATCGTGAAGATCATTAACGCCGTCGATTGGGTAGACGCTAATTATCTAATCATGGGAGAGAAACTCACGAAAGGCAACCAGGGAAACCTGTTGACAATCGTTGAGAGACAGAACAAGACTATCGAGAGCCAACAGAAAACGATCGATAGGCTTACAAAAAAAATGTTGGAAAACTAAGATTTTTATTGCACCGTTTTGCGAAAAATGAGTCATTTTACCAAACATTTGTTTTATAACAATCACACAACTGTTTGAGTATCTGTAACTTGTTTGATACGCAACTCGGTGCATTTTCGGTGTTATATATGTAAAAATCGGAAATTCCCTAGTTGACTATCAGGCAGTTATAACGTATCGTGCCGGCATATAAAATCGGTTATTTTTTTCACAGCAAGATGATAGGATGCCTTCAAAGCTCCTTCA